TATCGTGTATTCGTTGCCGTCCTCGTCGGTATAATTCAAATCTCCGAGTCCGTATTTCGGCGTGAGGCGCTGAGACAATTCCCGGCGATAGGTGGCGATTTCTGCGAAGTCATTCGGCTTCGTAATTGCCAGTTCAACTACGATGTCTCGATTCTGCAAGAGTGAATCAATATAGGTTGTTCCGTCCTGATACGGCGCTTTCTGTTCCTGGCGGTCAACGTTTGGAATTCCTAAGCCTTCAATCTTGACGATGAGGTAAGGGCCGGTTTCAAAGGTGAGGCTTTCATTCTGGCCATTCAGGTAGACAAGTTTGCGGCTCATTTATAGCACTCCCTCGAAGGCTAGATTTCTGACCATTCTAGTGTATTCTTGCGCCGCAACGGAAGGGGTCACGGCAACGGGGGAATTGATTATGAAGGTCGGCCCGCCGCCGGTGCCACCCCGGCTGTTTGGTGCCACGCTTGCGCCGCGCGGCATGTTGACAAGTTCCGGGCCTTCCTCGCCGACGAGGGTTGTGCCGCCTTGCGTGAAGTCTGATCCACGGGCAAGGGCGGGTGCGATTGGCTTATTTTTATTGATTACGGCAATCTGTGCGATGCCTGTAAGTCCGGCGGCTACTGCAAGGGCGGGGCCCGCAATGGGTACGGTAAGCTGTGCGATGACAGCCTGGGCCGCTTGTGCGATTCCGAGAAGTAATGAGGATTTCCAGCTGTATAAATCGGCGTCATATTTGGCTTTGGCCTTGGTTTTTTCGGTTTCTTTGGCTATTCGTAGTTCTTCTTTTTTTGCGTAAGCTTCTGTGTCTGCTTTTTTCTTGGCTTGCTCTTTGAGATATTCTTCCCGCTTCTTGTCTTGCTCTTCAAGGTATTTTGTTCGATCCAGTTCTTTTTTAATTTCAGCGGCGGCTTCCGTATCACCCGCTACAATCGCGGCGTCAAGTTCAGCCTGAAGCCGCTCTGTGGCAGTCTGTTCCATAAGACCATTGGCAATCAAATACGCTTGAGTTTCCGCGTCCATCTCTAACAATTTGGCCTGAGTTTCCGCGTCCATCTCCGCAAGTTTTGCGGCAAGTCTTTCTTCTCTGGCTGCTTTCTCTTGATCTGCAAGCAATGCAGCTGCGGCGGCTTCGTCCTGATAGCCCTTCATGACCATCGAGGTCAACGATTGGGCCGCGCTTTCGATAGCGGTATACATGGCTGTAATTATTTGTTTTCTATACTCCGCGGCTCTTTCGGCTTCCTTGATTTCTGCATCGGCGGCTTTCTCTGCGGCTTTTGCCGCTTCAATTATCGAGTCTCCGTAGGCGTCCGCTTTAGCTTTCGATATTGCATCCTCAGCCGCGATCATGGCGGTTACGGTGTCGGCTTCTTTTTGCTTGCGTGCGTCGGCTTCCCGCGTGGCTGAGGCTATTGATTCTCGCTCTGCTTCTTGTGCCGCTTCAATTTCTTTTTCGGCAGCACGTTCGGCGGCAGCTATCTGTGCAAGCGCGGTTTTTTCGGCGGCTGTCTTTTTTAACGCGGCCACTTCCTCCGCGCGTTTCTTTTCGCGTCTTGCAAGCTCTGCGTCCAGGGTGTCAATCTTGTTTTTTAATTCAGAAAGTCCAGCGGTTCCTTTTGTGGTCATGAGGATATTTTGCAGGGTTGCGCGGGTTGCTTTCAAATCTTCGTCCGACATTTTAACGATGCTGTCGGTAATATCGTCTATTGATTTTTTTCTGTCTTTCTCATTTTGTATCGCCTGTAATTGTACGCGGTTGGCTTCGATGGTTTCTTTGTTGAGCTTTGCTTGCGCTTCCTCTGCAAGGGTAGTGGCTCCCTTGAATCCGAATACGGCCTCCGCAAGTTCCTCGAAGGCGCGGTCGAATCCATGCGTAGCCATGTAGTCAAGCGGGCCCAAGATACCATTGATGGCGGCTGTGATTCCGTTGGCAATGTCAATCCACAAAGGCGCAAAGGCTTTCCCGAAAGTTTCTTTCAAGTCTCCATTGGCTTCTTTCAGGCGGTTGGTTGCGGGAATTACCGAATCGGAAATGGTCGCGGCAAGTCCTCCGTATTTCTCCATGATGACATCGACGGCCCCGCCATTCTTTAATTCTTCCTCGGTCAAGTCTTTTAATTCCGGTATGGTTTTTCCAAGCTGTCCGGCCATGCCTGAATAAGTAGTGGTAAGCTGGCGCACGCTGGTCGAGAGGTCTTGTCCGGTCATGGCGGATAATTCAGAGGCAGCGCGTATCATTTCCTCAGTCTGGTCTACGCTCTTTCCTTGAGCGATCAATTCCGCGCCGAGTTGAACGACGAGATCCCCATCAACGCCAATGAGGTTTTGCAGTTCGTTGGCGAGCGCGGTTATTCTCTCGGTACCATCGGATAGCCCCTGCATGGTCGATATGGCGTCAAGGCGTTTTGCTGCAATCTCCGCCTCGCCGAATGCCTGCACCGAATCGTAGATTGCTTTGCCGACGGCCACAAAGGCGGCAATGAGTCCGGCGGATACAAGGGCGCCTTTGAGCGCTCCGAATTGTTCAACAAGCCCGCCTGCTTTTCCGCTTGCGTCTTTTGATGCGTTGCCTACGCCGTCAATGGATTTCGTGGCGTCGTTTATTCCCTTGTCAAGTCCAGCGGTGTCTGCAACTATCTTTACTACCAGTTCGCTAATCGTGGCCATGGTGTCCCCTAAAATGCATCCGGGTGAATATCGAAGTATTCCTCATCCTCTTCATCCTTTCCCGGTAGCTTGCCGCCCTGGTTCAGGAAGGCCGCAATCTGTGCCCTGTAGTCCTCTATATCCCGCCATTCTTCGATCATCGCCATTAAACACTTTGGGGCCATGTTCCAGAAATCGTCATCGGTCAGGCGTAGGTACGAGCGGGCCACGGTGTACAGGTACTCCCATGGCCAGTCATCGGCTACGCCTTCTGAGGGTCGGCTTTTTTCTTTTTTCCCGTCCCCATTGCGGACACAAATGCTTCAATCAATTCAGGCATGATCTCTATGATTTCGGATATGTCCAGGTTATCCTCTACATATTCCGGGGTGATTTCTTTATCAGTGTACTGCATCGAGGCGGTGACAAGATCGGCGAGCGCATGAAGGTCGCTCGCGCTCATGGTGCCGCTTGACATGGTGGTAAACGCGGTCATGACGTTGTTCACGTTCCCGTGCCGGTCTGCAAGCCATGCAAGGCTGGCCATTGTGAAGCGGAGTGCGTATTCCTTGCCTGCTATTTTTACCTTGACGCCTTTCGGTTTCAGTATCGTACTTGCTGCCATGTTCTCCCCCCTGGATAGATGGTTCTAAAATTGCCGGGGTATAGCCTCCCCGGCTAGGCTTCCAAAGGGGGCAGGTTAAGCGGGCGTTACCAGTCGGCTTGTTGCGGTCACGGATACGCCGTTAATGTCCTTGACGTCCGAGGTCACGGCTACCAAGTGCGATACGCCAGCAATGTTGGCGTTCGTGATGGTCAACGTCGGCGCGGTTCCGGCCACGCTTGCGGTGATGGTCGAGGTTCCGGCAACGAGTAGCCCGGTTGACACGATGGATACGGTAATATCCTTGACATTGGGGATTGCCATGCTGAATGATTCTCCGCCCTTGGCAAACGGTATGGTAATCGTGTGCGCCGACGCTGAGCCAGTGAACGGGGTGCCCACGGTCACAGCGGTCAAGCTGGCGGACGGTAGCACCACGGTCGTGAAGAACCCGGTCAAGGTTGCGGCTACAGCGTTCGCGTCATCGGTGCGCATGCGCAAGCGGTAGTTTCCTGAGCTGGTGAGCTGGCAGACAAGCCCTTCCAGCATCGGGGTCTGAAATTCGATGCTTGCGCCTTTGGTTTTGGCGTCGAACTTCGGTTTCTGGAGCTTGCACTTGTACATCCAGATGTAGTCATAGACGAGGTTCGTCGAGTCCTTGCCGCTCCTGAGCATCTTTGCGCCTATGGCTATGTAGGGGCTTTGGTCGAGGCTGTTGTCTACGATCTGCCCGAGCGCGTAGGCGTGGCCGAGAATCCGCGCTATATCCTCTGGCAAGATGTCGGCGTTGCCAAGGGAAATTTTCATTTCTCCTACGGTTTCGGCTGCGAAGGCCAGCCCGTCATCCGCAAAAAGGGACGCGGAAGAGCTGCCCGGGTCGTAAGAAAGATCGAGCGAGTTAGCGAGCGGGTATACCGTGCCGTATGATGCGGTGCCGCCTACTACGTCCGAGGATTCGTTGAGGACTGCGTATACCACGTCCTTCAATCCTATTCTAGGTCTCTGTGCCAGTGCCATGGTATGGCCTCCTTATATCGTGTCGAGGTCGTCGGCGGTAAATGTCCGGCGGTACCTTAAAGCCTTGTGGAATATCTTTGTGTCCGGGTCTGGAACGTCCGCTGCAAAGTCGCGGGTATAGAACACGGCGGCAAGCGCGGCGTCAACAAGTTTGGCAAGCGCCGATGTTGACACGTTCGCCCATACGTCAACCGTGATTGTTGATTCCTCAGCAGCTGGCATGTCGTCGTACCAGTCTGTCATCCGGTTGTTCGATTCCATGTATGTCACTATCGGGAGCGCGTTGAAGGCGTTGGGATATGCGTACTGTATTTTGGTAGCCGATCCAAGCGCGGCTACCAGCGCGGCGTTATTTCTAAGGGTGTTGTAGACGTAGGCTTTCGTGTCAAGCATTTTCAGCCGCCTTTACTGCGTCTGCGATCGTCTGGTTTACATCATGCTGGTTCATGTCAAGCGCGTATGACAGGAACGGATGCGGCATAGTTTGGGAAGTGCCGTGTTCCACGTCGCTGGCGTACTCAACGTTGGTTCCAATCTCCGCGTACATTTCTCCATTGTTTTCGCCTGTCCGGTGCGTGATGCTGGCACGCAGGCGGCCCGTGTCCGAGCGCGGAGGTTCATTGTATACGGATGGATCGCCACGCCTCTTGAAACTCGCCTTGGCGTCCCTTTCGACTACTATGGCCGATTCCTTGATAGCCTTTCCGACAAGCCCGTCAAGTTTTTTCGAGTACAGGCGGAAGGCGTCTATGGCGGCTCTTGTTTCGACGGTTATTCCGGGCGGCATCTAGATACCCTGAACCGGCACAAGTAGCGCCTTGTCATGGATTGACCATTGGTTGATGTTGCGGATTTCGTAAGTTTCGCCCGCGAACACTACGCGCATGAGCGTGAGTATGGTTGCATCGTGAGGGTAAAACATGGCGCGGGAGTTGGCGGCTATATCGACAAGTCCCCATGCGCGGAGTTCTTTAGGCGTTGCGTTGATCGGCTGTATGTCGCAACGGTAGCCGCTTTTGAGCGTGGCATAAGTGTAGGTCTGTTCGCCCTCGGTGCCTGTGGTTGCGGTGCGTGACTGGATTGTACAGGCATGCCGTAAAATCATGCTGGTTCATGCCTCACGTAAGGGGCCAGCATCGAGGCGGTTATGTCATCGAATCCTGAATTGCCCGGCTTGAAGTAAAGCGGGTCGAGCCAGGTGTAAGATAGTCCGCCCTCGCTAACGCTCTTGAGTCCGTCGGCGCTTTGTGTCGCCATGCGGTAGCGGGTCAAGACAGCGCGGTTACAAGCGTACTGCAAAGCAAGGGGCAAAGAGTCAAGCGCCCCGGCTACATAGAGCGGGTCGGACGGCAGATACCATCCGGCCTTGTAGGTCACGGTTATGTCACGCGCGCCAGCGTATATGTCCGGGAAGGTTCCGCGTGAATAGTAGCTTCCTACCCATGCGCCGGGGCGGTACAATCGCCCGGCCTTTGCATCCTGGGCGGTCATGAAATAATCGGTACCGAGAACCTGCAAGACTCCCGATAACGTTATTGTGGTTACTTCCTGTATCGGGTATTCGTTCAAGTAGAGATTCTGGTGATTGTTGACGGCATAAGTCTCGCCCGTGTAAGTCGTGCGCTTTATATAGCGTTTCAGGTGCAGGCAGATTGCGGCTGAGACTGAGGTTATCAACGCCTCGAGCGTCGTATCCTGCGATGTGTCCGATACTGCTATTCCCGCTTCCAGCTTGACAGCGGCGAGCGTGGTTAAGCCGTCAACAATGGCCATTTACTTAACGACCGTATACAGTGGCCGAGTTGGCGGGCTGGCTGGACTTGTCACCGAGTACAAGCACGGCTGAGATGATGTTGCCGGGTGTAGTGCCGCCGGTGTAGGTGGCATCCCACGTGGTGAATATGTACCGCTTGGCGTTGCTCAGGTCGATGTCGTATTCCTTGATTCCGGCGGTCATGATGTCAAGCGCGGTTTCAAGAGCCACGAGGGAAACAGGCGTCGGGCTGGAAGTGCTTGATGCGCTGTTGGAAAATACTTCCAGCGCGGTCACGGCGGCGGTGGGCGTTCCGGTCACTACTGCGTAGTTGACAATCAGCTTTGCAGACTGATAGCCGAGGCGGTCGATGACAGTGGAATTGACAGCCGCGCCGGTATTGGCGACGGGCGTGGTGAGGGCGAGCGTAACGGTACGCTGGGGGAACTT